GGCGCTACCCGCATGCGTGGACCATCGATCGACCGGGCGCCGTCGAGGCTTGGAACGCCGGGCGCGTCGAGCTGCTGCTGATTCACCCCAAGAGCGCCGGTCACGGCCTGAACCTCCAGGGAGGGGGCAACAAGATGGTGTTCTTGTCGCTGCCGTGGTCGTTGGAGCTATTCGAGCAGACAATAGGCCGTGTGCACCGTGGCGGGCAGACAAAAGATGTCTGGTGCTATCTGCTGATCTGTAATAAAACAGTTGACGAGCGCATCCTGAGTGCGCTGCGGGACAAGCGCGCCATTGCCGACGTGGCGCTGGACGAACTAAGAGATGAATATGAAACTGAATTGGCGAGATCTGAACGAGACGCTGCCCCAGCTTTCTGAGGCGCAGGTCCACGACATGCTGGAAGCCGAGAAGACCGGACCTCGACGGATGACGACGCTGATCCGACTGCATCAGCGGCTAACGGCGCTGCGCGCCCAGCGCGAGCGCGACGAGATCGTCCGGCTAGCCGCTACGGACAGACAGCCCGGATAGCGTCGCGGGTCTTGCCGTAGTCCACAACCAACTGCTGCACGTTGCGCCCCGCCGCCGGCAGCTCCTTGGCCGCCTGCTGCTGGAACGCGGCCGAGTACGGCACCAGCGGCACGCAGCCGCTAGAAGGTGCCGTCCTGCAGCCGCTTGCCAGCATCGTCAGGGGTGCGAGGATCAGCAAGGATGCCGCCCGCCTTTTGTGCGCTTCTTGCGTCATCTTCGGCCTTCTTTCGCAGCGCGCGCGCTTCGCCGGTAGCCTCCGCGATCTTGGCGATGGCCCAGATCATGCCGCCGCACAGAAGCAGCAGGAAGCCCCAGACAAGAACCTGGGTCACGGCTTCTTAGGTCCGTTGTCAATCTTCAGGGCCGCGTACAGCGGCGGCACGACAGCGATCAGGACGCCGACCAGCTGCACAAGACCATCCACCAGCGCGCCTTGCGCCGGTGCGCCAATCCAACCCTTGCCTACGGCAAACGCTGCGCCCGCCGTGACGGCGTAACGGACGATCATCATGAGATTTGGGTTAGCGGCGGGGTCCATGTCTACTCTCCTACGGCGTGGCGAAACCTTCGCCCTTGGCCCATTTGATCGCGTCGAAGGACGGGCATGCCTTCTTCACATTCGGGCAATCGCGGTGGCCCATGACCTTGGTCTTAGGGTAGCGAGTCTGCACGTCTTTGACAAGTTTTGACAGCGCCGCCCATTGTTCGGGCGTATAGTTGTTTTCGGCCTTGGTGAAGTCTTTCTCGCTCACGCCGCCAACGAGGCAGATCCCGACGCTGTTACGGTTGCGCGTCGGCTCATGCGCACCGACGAGGTTCTCGGCGCGGCCCTTCTCAACCTTGCCATTACGCCGGATCACCCAGTGGTAGCCGATGTCGGCCCAGCCTTTAGCCTTGTGCCATTTGCGGATGTCGGCGGCGCCGACGTCCTGCGAGGGGCGCGTGGCCGCGCAGTGGATGACGATGAAGGACGTCGAAGGGCGGATCATTTGTCTACCTTGTGGCTAAGAGTATCCTGTATCCGGTCCAGTTTGTTAAAAACCGCCGTCATGGCGGTGTTGAACTCGTCGCGGGTCATGTACCGGCCAGCGACCAGCACTTCCATTTCGCTGATTTTGCCGATCAGTTTTGCGTCGGTTCTTTCAAGATTCTTGATGGCGTCATAGACGGACTTCAACACAAGGCTGCCAAGTGCGCCCGCCAAGCCAGCAACGATGTTAAAAGCAACCTGCAAGTCCATGACCGGGCACCTCATGCCAGTTGTTTCACCAATATCTTGTTGATTTCCGCGCGGCGTCAATAAGGCTGCTGTGCCTCGATGATTGCTTGCGGAATCGCGCGAACTCCAATTTCGGATGCTGTTGTAAACATCGGCGGCCGCACGTCGCCGCGCCGGATGCCTGCGGCTAACGAATTAACTGTTTGATTAGCCATGACGTTGCGAAGTCCTCTTGCGCCCAGACCTGTTGCGCCTAGCCCGCCGAGCACCATCAATTCTGGCGATCCGCTGTTGTATCCGTAGCCCCCAACGGCAGCCGGAATCGCGGCGCGAGCAACGCCGCTCAACGACAGACTCGGGGCCATTTTGGACAAGAAACTGAGCACCGTACTTTCAGATGCGCCTTTCGCAATAGCTCTGATAGTTTCTTGCTCGTCGGGCGTATATTTCGCCAACTGACGAGGATTCTGAGCCAGTTGCTTGAACTGCGTGCGTACAGATGTTGCAAACGGCGTCGAGACGTTTTGTGCGGCGCGCTCGGCGATGTCCATAATGCGCTCGCTTTTCATTAGCCGCGCGTATGTGCCGATACCCTCTATAAGCTGTTGTCCGCTGACGCCGGGCGCAGTCATGTTTGTGGGGTTGGTCAAGTAATCATCAAGGGCATCTCGCATGTCACGGATAGTCGATCCCACGCGCGGCGCGACGCCGGGCGCATTTGCGGCCGCGCTTAAAGATTGGCGCAAATCGTGAAGCGCGCGGATGTCGTTTGGTGTACCGCGAAAATTTTCGATTTCGGCCAGCGCATTACGGACAGGCTGAGATAGCTGTGTGCGTGGATCTATCTGATTGGCGAGACGTCCAGCTTCTTGCGCAAAAGTGTCAAAACTTTGCGGCGTGTATGTTGCGCCCGCGGCGCGGACTGCGTCAAACAGTTCGTCGGCTTGCTGCGCTATTTGCTGTCGCCCGACATTTGCGCCGGTCACGATGCGTCTAGCCGCTTCACCAAGCCGAGTAACTTTTTCTGCGGCGGCCGGGACCGCCTTGCCCGCAAGTATAGCGCCACCAAGGCTTGCCGCGCCCAGCGCTACCGGATCTTCGACGCCGCCGTATTCTTGCAACGCAGTTGGTGCTACGCCACCACCGACGCCGGCCACAGCCTGCGTGCCGGGCGCAGCGGCCATAAAATTAGCCGCGCGTTGCGCGCGCCCAGCGGCAAGCGTGTTTGCAAGAGTGCGTGCGCCCGCAGCGCCGCCCAGCGCGCCAATGCCACCTTCCAGTCCGGCGGATAGCATCTTTTCACCAGATGTTTCGGGCGTAACCCCGACCCCCGCCCTGCCGTAAAGATTACGAATGGCCTCAGAACCCGTCTGCACGGGCTGAAAACCAAACGGTGTCGCCGCCAGATTATATATGCTAGTGCCAAGATCCGTCAGCGCCAATGCGCCCATTCCTGCCGCAGCGCCGGGAATAGCGCCAATACCACCAACAGGCGCGCCAGCCGCCGCGCCCATTCCGGCCACGGTTGCGTAGGGCGCTAAAGCCCGCGCGGCGACGCCGGTCATGCGCGCGCCGCCAGTGGCGGGCGTTGCAGGCGGCGCTGCGGGCAGCTCGGCGTACTGGCCGGGCACGCCAGCGCCGCCGCCCGCGATGTCCATGCCTAGCGGCTGCATTGCGGGCGCGGCGGCCTTGTCCCAGACTATTTTGCTGGTGTCGATGGCGTCCCATTTAACCTTGGCGGGGTCAATCTGCATACTCGACGCTCCCGTCGCTGTACTGGACAACCCTCTTGCCGTTGTACGTGCCGGTCTTGACTATAGTGCGTTGCGGCGTCTCGGCGGGCGTGTCAGCGCCCCGCCGCCCACGCGGGACGCCGCTTTCTTTGGGCGCCGGCTCCGTGCGCTCTTTCAAATCCAGCTTGGCGCCTGTGCCGTAGCGCTCGCTGAGATTGTTTAGGATGAGCTTCAGCGCTTGCGTAGATTGCGTCGGGTTGGTGACCGCAATAAGCATCTGCTGCAATTCGACGACTGAGTTTAGTTCTTGCGCGCTCATGCCGGTCGCGTTTTTGATGTCCGTGATGATCTGCCGGGCAAGGCTTTGCAGTTCGTCGCGCCGCGCTTGGGCTTTTGTGCCGAGCGCGCGCTCGGCTATCTGACCGGGCGTAGTGCCGCGAACGTAAGCCCCAACATTTGCCAACGCGCCGCGATTTGTGCTTGTAAGCGAGCCTTCGTCTTCCAGCGCTTGGTACGCAGCGGCCATTTTGCGCAACGCGCTGCCGACCCGCTGTTTGCCTTCTTGTTCTTTGCCTTTGCCAAACGGCGCGGGCGCTTGCGGTTCCAGCATTTCGGCGGGCGCGGGCGTACCTGTCGGGACGCCAGCAGGCGTCAGCGGCTGCTGTTGTGGTGAGGCTAGCGCGTTTATCAGTTCAGGCGACATGGCATTTAATACCGGCGCGGCAGCCGCGCCCGTAAATGCGGGTGGAATCTGACCGCCAGCGGTGGCAAACGCGGGCGCGGTCATCATGCGTGGCGGGCGTCCGCCGGTCGGCTGGCCTCCACCACCGTATGCAGCCATAAATTTATTGACGTAGCCGGGGACAGTAGTGCCCAATATGTCAGACGCATTTCCGGCGCGCGCTATTGGCCGACCGCTGAACCACACAGACGCTGCGTCGGCGGCGTTACCGTACCGTTGCACAGATTTACCAAAATGGTGCTCAAAAACTTTTTCCTGCGCGTTTGCATCCCTTAAAAACTCAGCTGGCGTCATGCTGCGCCCGAGCGCCTCTCGCGTCCACGAAGGAATGTTTGCGCCCATGACCTGATACTTACCGTATCCCCGGTCGCCAGTCTTTGTGATTGGCCCCAGAGCGCCGTAACTGCCCCCGCTTTCAATGCCAGAAATGGCCGCCTTGGCACGGTCCATGTCGAAAGGCAGTGCGCTACCGGCTGGCGCGTTTTGAGGTGTCGCCGCGTTGTTAGCCACAATAGTTGGTGTGCCGGGCGGGGCGCCCCGAGGCACGTTGACCGGCTGACCGCTGCCTACCGCGCTAGACGGAGGACCCGGCGGTGGCAAGCTCACCCCGCCGGGCGTGACAGGCCCAGCATCGTTCGCAACAGCCCCCGGCGCGGCGCTTGCAGTCGGCGCTGCGGGCGCGCTCTGTGAACGCAAAATACCCCCCGAAATGTCATACATTTCGCGAGTCATGGGGTTAAAAGCAAAAGGCCGACCGTCTTTGTCTGTGTAGAAATCCAATTTTATGTCCGCCAGTTGGCGCACAAAATCAGGGTCGTACTGCGGAGGCGCTTGAAAATCAGGGGCGATTTTGCGAATGCGGCTAATCAAATTATCGTAGCTGCTTTGGTCGCGAACGCTAACGCCTGCCTCTTTTTTGAGCGCGCCAATTTGAGACTGAACTGTCTCAATTTCGGTTTTGCGCGTGCGCGCTTGTGCTTCGCCCGCCTGCCGGCGCTCCCTTTCGGCTTCCATATCAAATTTCGCGGCTTGGCGCTGGGATGTCAGTGCCTGCAGCCCAAACTGAGGGCTGATGCGCGCCGCTTGCTGTACGTATTCGGGCGACCGAGGATCAACGCGAAGACCGCGCAACAATTCTTCTTCTTGCCGTTTGCGCAGCGTCTCTTGCGCGGCAAGCTGATTGGTCTGCAACTGTTGCCCGAGCAGCATCATTTGCAGCGGGTTCATTTGCGCCATGCTGTTCTGAACAGGCTGGATGCCGGGAACTTGGAGGTTATAATTTACCATTGTCTAGTCCCTGTGCTTAACCAATTGTGCCGGCGGCGCGAACCGGTTCGTCATGTTGTACATCATGTACTGATTGCCCGCGCCCTGCAGCGCATTGTTCAAGGCGTTGGCTTGGTTCATGTACCCGGACGCGCGCGCCGCGCCCTGTGCGACTGCGGACTGCGCCAGTCCTTGCCCGAGCTGGCCGGCAGCGCTTGTCAGCGTGTTCGCGCTGGTCTGGCCGGATCCCATCAGGCTCTGCAACGGATTGAGCTGATTCGAGCGGTTGACCTGATAGCGATTGAACGCGTTCTGGTATTCGTTGCTGGCCAGATCCTGTCCAAACCGCTGGATCCCCTTCATCATGGACCCGGACATCAGGCCGCCGCGCGCCGCTGCCGACCGTTCAAGGGCCTTCATGCCTTCCGACATACGGAAGTCGTAGCCGGGGTCGGCCTGAAAGTCGGCCATGCCAAAATCGCGGGCGTACTTGCCGTAGTCGGCGCTGGACGGGTCTACTGTCAGCCCGCTGCCTGCCGCCGGCGTCAGGCCCACCAGCGTCATCAGCCGGTTCTGCGACGTGAGGCCGCCCTGCCGGAAAGGCTCTTGCAGCTCGACCTGCTTGTCGAACATCTTCTGCTGCTGCTGCGCGGCGATCTGCGCGGCTACGATCTGCGCCCTGGCGGCCTTTTCAGAGCTGCTAGCCCCCATCAGGCCGCCCAGCAGCGAGCCGCCGCCCATAATCGCCATTCCGGCGCCAGTAGAAATGGGTTCAGGCATCCGAAAACTCCGTCTTGTAGTCGGCGTATTTCTCGCCGTACAGCGCCATCACAGCGGCTGCGTTTTGGATAGCGGCGTCTTTGCCGTGGGCCAGCAGTACAACCATTAATACCACATCATAATACGATGCGCGCCAGACAAAAGACTTTTCGTCCGCTTGCCCGGCGCGCTCGGCGTCGTCCGACGCCACCCATTTGAGAAACGCATTGGCCAATACGGGCAGCAACGCCGACGCATTGGCGACGTAGAAAGGGTTTTCCGGCATGGCGATCAGCGCCCGCCAGATGGCGTCGTGCAAAGCGTGCCGGGGCACGTCGTCGGCGTCGGCTACGTCGTCAAACACTTGAATGACAGCCCACAGGTCGAGCAACCAGCGCGCGGCGTCCGGTGGCAGCGCGAGCCGCTCGGCGAACAGTGTCTGGAGAGTTTGCTCACTGGTCAAACGTCACCCCTAGAACCCGCCGTAAACAACAAACATGATCGGCGTCGTTGGCGTTGAAGCCAGGCCAGATGCTGTGTTGTATGTTTTAATTGTGAAGCCGGTTGTCGCAACCGTAGCAGGATCGGCCCAGCCGACAACACCTAATTCCGACAACGTAATCACCACTTGATAGTTGGCTGACGTCAGCGCATTGGTAAAAGCAACAGGAAACGTACCCACTCCCGAACGGGACACCGTGGCGCTATTAACGGCGCCGGTTTGGAATGCCGGAGTACCGTTGGGTGTCAAAATAGAGGCGCGCGCGCGCACCGTGCTGTCAGAGGACCACGAAGCCGTCGTGCCGTCCGTAAACAAAAGCCGACCGGCATTGCCCGTAACCGTGGGCACGGCTCGATTGGCGGCCGAGGTCCAGTCAGTGCCGTCCGAAATCAGGATGTTGCTTGCATTGCCCGGCGCGACGCCGGTCACGGCGCTTGTGCCGTTGCCGATCAGCACGCTTTTGGACGTCAGCGTCGCCGCGCCCGTACCGCCCGCCGCAACGGGGATAGGCGTGGCCATGCTTGTGACGGTGCCGTTGACAATGGTCACGTCCGTCATTGTCGAGCCAAACACTGACCCGTTGTACACATAGTTGTTGATGAGCTGGAACGTCGTGCCGTCGTATTCGACCCACGTCAGCTTGCCCGCCTGAATGTCGCCCGCCGACAGCGCCGCAAGACCGTTTTTGGTGATGCTTTTGGCTGTCAAGCCGTCAATAGACAGCGTGGCGGCGGCGGTGTTGCTGTTGGCCGCCACAAAGCTGTACGTTTGCCCCGCAGCGTAAGCCGTCAGCGTCGGCGTGGCGGTCGCGGCGATGGTATTGGTGCCCGTGACGTTCGACAGCAGGCTGTTGATGCTGTAGGGGTCGTTGATGGGCGGCAGGTTGTCATACGTGCCGATAGTGACGTCAGCGGACGTCTTCAGAATAAATTTATACTGGACGCCGACTTCCAGCCAAATCTCGTTCGGCGTGCGCCCCGCCGCATCCAGAATGATTGGGTTGGCGTTGGCGACGGCGCCAGTGCTGGTCGTGTACGTCGCCTTGGGCGTTGTTGTGCCCGCCACGTAAGTATACAGTTTGCCGCCAGCCAGCGGGTCGCCGTTGCTGTCGAAGAACTGCGCTCCGGCGCCTGCGAAGGAAGATAGGTTATATGCAGGCATTGGCTACACCACTTGCGCTACGGTTAGGATGACGCCGGGCGAACGCGGGTACGCCGGCGAGGAACTGGCTGCGTAGGTATTTACTTGAGCATACCCCAGCTTGGACAGCCCGTACAGTTCGAAATACTGGCCTGCGGTGAACTGGCAGAACAGGTTGACCGTTACTAGCGCCGAGCCGTTATCCGAGCCGTGTTTCTTCAGGACAGACACATAGCTGGCCGTGTCGGCAGCGTCGGCGCCGTTTATGCGCGCCCACACAATAAAACGGTCGTCGTTGGCGGATGCGTTGGTCAATTGAATGCTGAACGTGATCGTGTACGTGCCGGTCTGGCCTATAGTCACGCGATTGGCGGCCAAAGTCATGTTGCGTTCAAACTGAACCGTCCCGACCGGGATGATGGTTGGTGTGTTGGCCGTAAACGACGGGCTAGTCGTGTCGTAGTACGCCCCGTAGGCAACTTGCACCCATTGCGGCATGTTGGTCGCGTCGGTGCCAAGATAACAATTGTTTCCGCCAACCGGCAGCCGCGCCAGAGAGTTGGCCGCGTCGGCGTACAGCAGATCCCCCGCCGCGTAGGTTGTCTGCCCAGTGCCGCCGCTGGTGGGCGGGACCGCGCCCGTGCCCAGCCCGATAAAATCGTACAGGTTTGAGAAGAATCGGAACCATTGCCGTGTCGGCACGCCGTTGTCTTCAGCAATGGCGACGCGGGGGGCTGGAACCTGCGTGTCGTTAAGCATTGGTCTGCCCGAGAATAAGATGCGCGCCCATGATGTTAATTTCGACCGGGTCAGTTCCGGACAGTTCGTACACGCGGTCGCGCAGCTTCATTGTCATGCCCAACCGGCGGAAGAACACGCGCTGGTCGTAACGCCCTAGCTTTCCCATCTCGGTCCAGTGTTCGTTTGACCACGTATGCCCGCCGTCGTCGGACCAGCGCAGCATCAGCTGCGGATCGGACCCCTGCACATTGCCATCGAGGCCGACGCCGCTTTCGATGTCGATCTGCAGGCTGTGGTGCGCTGTGCGGTTGAGTGTGTTTGTGCCGGTCGGCAACGCGCGCCAAGAGCGCAGCCAGCGCTGCGGGCGGTCATAGTCTTGATGGTAGTTCATGTCGTACGCGTAAACGCGCCCGTTTTGATAGTCGCCAACAAGAATTTCGCCCGCAAACGACGCTTGGCACACGCCGCGTTGACGCGTGAACTGGCCGTTGTCGAACCCCGCGCGCTCGTGCCACGCGCCTGTGGCGACGTCGTAAACCCATGTAGCGTTGGCCGAGGGAAAATTCAGCACGTAGAACGAATGGCCGTCCTGCTGGTAGGTGTATGCCACGGCGTCGTCGATGTTAGCGTATCCTTGGATATGCCACTCGACGGCGTGCGTGCTGATGCGCTGGCCGGTGTAGCCATTGGCACGGTAAACAATACCCTTGCCGCGCGCGTCCGCGCCCAGCCAGAACAAGCCGTTGTCGAGCTTGGCAACCGAAAACGTCGCGGCGCAGCCAATTTCGTTAAACGCGCCCTGTATGCGCTGAAGCGGAAAATCCGCCGCGCCCGAATTATACCAGACCTCAACCGAGTTGGTGCCGAACAGCCAGACTTCGGAGTGGTCCACGATGGACGATATGAGGCCGTCAGGATCGCCCTCGGCGCTGGCAAAATCCAGCGGGTCGATCATCGTGCCGTCGTTAAGGCTAGTCACCCAAACGCGCTGGCTGTTCGGCTCGATGAAGACGAAATAGCCGTCTAGATAGGAGACGGTCAGCGCGCCGGGGAAATCGGGGTCGGTGATTTGCTGGAACGTCAGTGTGCTGGTGTTGTAGATGAAACTAGGGCCATTGCAGGCAATGAATAGTTGCGTGCCGTTGTTGGCCATCGATACCGGACCATCATTGGCCAGCGTGCCTAATACGGTCGTGTTGTAGGCCGTATCTACGCGGTAAAGCGAACTACCGGACGCGACGTACAAATACCCGCCGAAAGCGTTCATGCCACGAATCGGCCCGGCACCGAGCGTCGCGCGCAGGCGCAGCCCCGGCACGCGCTGCAAGTAGGCCGCGTCCTTGCCCTCTTGCAGCACTTCGGGAAACAGATTGATCATCCGGTTGTCGGCAGCGTTGACGCTGCGGGCGACATACGCGGAGCCGAGGATGGGCGATTTCATTAGTAATTGCCTGCATAGATCGAATAGCGCTGCCGAGTCGCCACGATGCTGTACGGCATGGACATAACGTCTTCAGGGTTGTTGACCCGCTTCAGATTGCGCTTGCTAGTCATTGCAATACGCTGCACTTGCGGTGAAGGCTCGACACCGACTTCAGGTGCGATTTCGCACGCCAAATTATACGTGAACGCCCGCAGGTAGCCCGGCGGAAAAGCCAATGACGTGGACAAGGCGGCGGGCTGCGTCAGTTCGTGAACCGAGATGAAATGCCACTCCAACTCGCGGAGCGGCTTTGGGTAGACGTACATATCGACATCGGGGTAGGCCATGTTGACAAAAATCACCTGCGGGTAAGTGCTGGTGACTGTCTTGACGGCAATACCGTTATACTGTTGCTGGTTGATAAACTTTATGCCGTAGGACACATTTGTCTGCGGATCGCGAAAATAAGTGCTGTCGTCAAAATAGACTGGCCGGGCGCCAACAAAATTGCCGGTCGGACCCAGTGTGCGGTTGAGCGTTCCTGCAGGCCAGAGAAACACTTGGTCTTGCGTCGAGAATACAGATAGCCGCTCAGTGTTCCAGCTGTCGATCATCTGATTGAGCGCCGTCAGTGCGTCCTGCGACAGTGCGGCTGAAGGCGTTTCGCCTTCGGCTAACGCGCCGAGGAGCCTCAAGGCTCGGTTGATCTGATCGCCCGCTGTCGCCATGCGCTGTCTCCGGGGTGTACTCTTCCCACCCGTTTTGTTTGTCGTACTGCGCCTCTAAATCTAACACGGCGACTTTCGTGCCGTGAATAGGGTGCCGCAGATAAATTACCGCCATTCGCCACCTACGAAAAGGTCTAGGCGGCCCGTAGGCCGCCCAGAAGTTGATTAGGCGACGCGGTACAGCGTCCAAGCCCCAGCGGCCGTTTTGCGCGCGAGCAGCGTAGCGCCAGTTCCAATCGGAATCGTCATAGTGAGCGAACCGGTGACCGTCCAGCCAGTGCCTGCCGCAATAACTGCCGTGGCAGTTGAAGTGCCAAGGTTGACCAAGCGGAACGAGAATGTCGTGCCAATTCGATCAGAATTGACGAGCGTCGTCTCAAGGTCGGCCACTGTTGGCAGCGTGTACGTCTGCGTAGTCGTGATGCCGCTGTTGGCGAGAATCAGCCCGTTCAGAACCTGCGCCGTTGTGAGCGTTGTTGACGCAGTAACAGACACGGGGGCGGCGATCAGGTCAATGATCGGGTCGTTGACGTTACCATCGCCGACCTGATAGCCGCCGGCGCCATTGGGAAGTGCCATAATCTTATCTCCTGTAAAGAGGGTGGGATCGGCGGCCCGCAGGCCGCCGTCAAGGTGGGGTTAGCCCCAGAGGCGCACGGCCATCTGCGGACGAATAACGCTGTAGCCGTAAAGGACGTCAATACGACACGGCAGGCGGTCGTTATTGATGTCATACTGACGGACAATACGCAACGAGATCCCGTTATGGACCTGACGCGAAGCCATATCGACGCCCTGCGGCATGAGCAGGTCGGCGGTGGCAAACGCGATGGCGTCCTTGTGGTAGATCAAGTTCTGCGGATACTGCGTCGAAGGCGACCCGAGGAAGGTAACCGTCTTGCTGCCCAGCGGCAGCGCGTCAACCGTGGCCAGAGCACTTGCCGCCGAATAAATCGGCGCAACCGTAACCGTAGCGGTCGTGGACGCAGTGACGTCCGCCAGCGCGACGAACTGGAACAGCGAGCCAGTGCTTTCGCGGGTCTGCGGGTTGACCGCGAAGCAGTCGTTTACGGTGAACACGTCGCCAGCTTTGATTGTCGTCGAGCCAAGGCCCGTGATCACAATGCTGGTAGCGCCTTCGGTGGTGACCGCAGCGTTCGTCGTCAGCGTGCCCGTGCGCGAGCCGGTCGTGAACTGCTTGATCGACTGGGACATATTCAGCTCTTCGTAGCCGAGAATGCCTTCGCCGAACATGCCGTTCTTAAACTGCTTGGAGATCGCCGAAACCGGGTTGAAGAGGCCCTTCATGCCTTCAATCAGCGCGGCGTTAGCGGCCGGGTTGACAGTGGCGTAGCGGGGCGACATTACCGCAGCGTTTTCGTTCAGTTTTTGCTGGGCCTGAAGAAGAACGAGCGACGTTGCCGGCGTTGTACCGGGCGAGCCGACCGAGTTACCGATAGTCCGGAAGCTGTTAGCGACGTCGGCGTCAATAGACGCGGCGAGCTGCGAGATACGCGGCTTGAGCACGCGGTCAGCAAAATCGTCGAGCTGCATGGTAAGCTCGGCGGTCGTGAAGTTGACGCCAATATGCTTCTGGCTGGAAACGGCGAGCGTGGTGTACTGCTCGTTGTCGTCCTGCACCTGAAGCGCCGCGCCGTCCGTGACCAGAGCGCGGTCGGGCAAACGGATGCGGAGGGTGGAGCCGATCTTGGCGCCCTCAACCGCAAAACTGTCGTCGTACTGACGGTTCACGGTGCGGGTGAGCACAAGGTTGTTTTCCAAGATCTCAAGGGCTTTCCTTGTGATCATATCGATCGTAAGAATTGAGTTGGCCACGTTTGGCGTTCCTTTTAGGCTGGGTTAGCGGCGTTGAGCCTCCAGCTTCCTGATCTGCCGTTGCCTCTCGGCTTCGATCCATTCCGACGTGCTCATGGTTTTCAGCGAGCGGGGGTCGGTCGTATCATAGGCGGGCGAACCTGCCGTGCGAGCTGCTACCGGCGCGATGGGCGCGGGGGCGGTTGAAGTTTTCTTAATCGGCGGATTGGTGGCCAGCTTGGCCTCAATCTTACCGATCTCTCGCGCTTGCAGGATAGGCGGCAGGTTGGCGATACGTCCCGCTTCCTTCGGGTTGGACCCTAGCCAATAGATGACATCGGGGCCAATTTCGGACGCTTGGATTGTCTGCGCCATCACGTCAGTCACCGGAAGATTCGGGTTGTAGGCGACTTGTTCAAAGTCGTCGTACTTGCCCCGCGCATCCTCTTCGCGTTCGTGATAGGCCGACAGAAACTCAGACTGTTGCCGTGCAGCGTCCCGTTGAGCCAGAAGCTCTTGAGCCTTTCGTTCCGCTAATGCTTCGGCATACGCCTGCGCATTGTCAAAATCGTTAGGCTCGACGGGCGGCAGTGCTGCGCTTGCGCGGGAGGCACTTTGCTGCTGGGCAATTCGCTGAGCTTGCTCGCGCTCCCATTTCCGCTGTTCTCTGGCAAGGCGCTTGCCGACGATGGCGTCCAATTCTTCCTGTGTGAAGGTCTTGGAGGCTTCGATCGTTTGTCCTTCCGGCTTGGTTTCTTCAGGTGCAGGCGCTGCCGTAGTTGCCTGATCTGGCGCGGACGTATCCGCTAGGGTATTCAGAGCTTCATCGCTCATAAGGTTTCCTTTCGGACCCGGTGAGCCTCGCCGGTACGGTTAGAGAACATTTGACCACAGTTTTACGGCGCAGTCAATTATGCAAACCTTGTCAACCCTTCGGGGTATGGCCCCGCATCGGGATTCGCGCTGGACCACGCGACGGTCACCCCAGGCTGATCTGGCGGCAGAAGGGCCGCCCCGTTCCAACGCAGTGCAACCCAATAGAGACCGTCCGTAACCGCTTCAGGGGGGTCTCCGGCGGCGTAATAGCGAGCCCCCTGATCGGCAAGCGCCCACTGCGTCCCATCCGAAAGAACACCTTCCGCGCGCAGAGTGCCGTCATCATAAAGTAAGCCGAGCGCGCCAAAAGCCGCGTACATCGTATCTTTATCCGGTGCGGACAGTGCAAAATCAGTCATGAGGTCAAAACCTGCATCTGAACATTTGTAAGACGCGTGTTGTAGTAGTTAAAACCTCGAACATGGCCGATAAACAGCACGCCCGTTGTGCCTCGGCGGCCAAATATGATCTGGGTCATTGCTGTCGCTGGCATTGCGTTAGGCGGCGTAGATTGCGTAACTGGAACAGTGTTTGTAGACGCGGCCATATTATCTACTTTTACCGCAAACGCAGATTTTATTATCTGCCCAACAGTAAACCCTGAATGGGTCGCAGAAAAAGAGTTAGTCGAGGCGGTGCGCGTGCGATACGCTATAGACGTGGCGCTTAAAGACCTGACATCAAACTCGTTGGCTTGGCCTGTTGTCCCATCGTCAACGCAATATACCGTTGTATCCGTGGCGGTGTTTAGCGTGTCAAAGCTAGTAAAAAAAGTCCCGTGCGCTTGATCGTAGAAAGCACTGATTGGCGTAATGGACATATCGTCTTGCGATCTGGTGACAGAACTACTTGTAGTCCACATTGCAGTCGAAGCCGACGGGTTAGTTCCCAAACCGCTTTCGTTAACCACAAAGTCAACGGCAATTGAATCGCCACTGTTTACGAGTCTAAAGCCAAAAACCGGGTTCGTTACAGTTTGATTTGGTATAGCTACCCGAGACCAAGTAGAGCCAACGGTAACTGTTGTCCAAGTAATATTGTCCGTGGTTATCTGGATATCGCCAGTAACAGCTATAGCCCTGACATAGGCTGAAGTGATACGAAGGCTGCTCGCTAAAGCTACAGTTTGTAAACACGTTGCGTTTGGCGCTGTGGCAGTCAAAGAGCTGGCCGAAGACGCTGCGCCGTCAATGCCCGTCTGATTCTTTGCGGCAGAACACCCGGTTTTTACCCACGCGCCGTTCGTGAGATCCCTGTTCCACAGCGCGACATTTGTCCGAGACGGCTCAATCAATATGCCCAGCGATGCGAGTGTTGTCGGATTGTAGTCGAAACGAGGGCCATAATATACAGCGCTCGTCGTTATGACTTGATCAACGGAACGAGCCGCAGTCTCGTAAGTTACTGCCGAATACGTCGCCGCATACGCATGGAGATTGTTGCCGTTCGCCCAGCCTGTAGACCCATCGCCAATAGAAAAGTTTGCGGCGCTGGTAGAGACCCAAGACACAGGCAAAGAAAATTGCTGCCACGTTGTAGTGACGGTGATTGTGGTGGTTGTCGGGTTAGGGTCAACGCCAGCCCCGTCAGAGCCGATTACAAGGGAAAACGAAGACCCTGTTGCCGACCTCAGCCAGATTGCCATCAAGCCCTTTCCGCCCGAGGCGGGTGTGGTTATGGCTTGGTGAATTTTTGGGTTAGCCCCGGACGGCGACAACAGCCATGCGTTTGTGCCACCAAACGGATCGGCTTGGCCGCTAGTCGGCGTAGAGACGTTTGATAGCACCCACGAAGCGTCATTAAAAGTGTTGCTGTAGAGAAGAAGATTGTTGGGGCACCACGTATACTTTCCGGTGCTATCAAACAGCATGCCTAACGAAGGCCGAGAAAAAGTAACTGCGCTGCTAAGGGTAGTAGTGTTGAGAAAATTGATGGAGAGAGTTGGGATTGCTATGCCGGTTTGCCGCGTAAACACGCCGCGTCCGTGCTCGTAAAAGAACGGCCGTTTGCGGAACGAAGTTTGGCGGTTAAACGGAGGAAACAGCGAAGTCATGCGTAATAGCTGACGTTAATCTTGGCGCTGGCTGTTTGCTCAATAAACCGGATGCGGCGAAGATCCCCGTCGTAATTTAGACTTTCGCCTACGTTGACAGGCATACCCACCGAAGCAGTCGGGTCAACGCCGTCGTCGCGCCAACGAACAGCTTGCGTTTCGGGGATGATAAGCGCCATCGTGGCTTCGGCAGGCACTGTCAGCGCCGTGGCGGCGCTCAAAGAAGTGATTTGCTGATAGCCGAGGCATACGGTGGTAGATTTCAGGCCCATGATAACCTCACGCGAGGAACTTGAGTTTGTACAGGGTGCTTAGGTACAGCCCGACAATCTCGTCGATGGTGTTTTGCAGCGCGGTGTCGCTACGGTCGCAGACAGTATACCGCGATTTTTCAATTTCGGCGAGACTGTCTTCTAAAAACTCGACAATGTTGGTCGTTTTCTTGGCCGAATGAAGCGCAATGGGGCCGATTAGCCCGTGGCGGCCTTGGTAGGCTTCGGCGAACTTGTCTGCGAGGTCTATGATGCCGTCATAGAAGCCGTTAAGGGCGCTATGTTTGGCAAAAGATCGTGTGTTCAGGTGCACCGAATGCGCCACGTCGCGCGCAAGGAACAGACAACCTATAAATTCAGCGCATTTCATGGCGTGGGCACCATTTCAGGCGGCATTTCGCCGGTTGGAGCAGGCATTTGCAGCATTTCGGGCGGTTGTTGCATCTCGACAGGCTCTTCACCCATCATTTCTTCGCGGAGGGGCAGGTTTCCGATGAGATCGCCGGTGTCAAGCGCCGCCGCAATGGTGCCCATCACAATATCTTGGATCTGTTCGGGCGTCATGCTGTTCTGGACGGCAGAAATCCGCTTGGTTTCCGCGTCGTAAGCCTGAATTTCCGCCTTAAACTTGTCCGTCTCAATCTTTTGAGCTTCCATGCCGTCCTGAATGTGTTGGATCATGTCGGTCATGCGATTCAGCTCTTGCGTCAGCGCTTCAAGCTGTTGCTTGGCCGCCGCCAGCTCGGGCGATTGATCTTCGCCGTCCATGACCTTGGGGTCGATAATCTTGGCGAACCGCTTGGCCATCTCCTGCGCCCCGGGCCAATCCATGTTCTTGATGAACAGATCGCCGGCAACCGTCCAGAGCTGCGGGTTAGACTGCAGCAGCATTGACATGGCGTCGAGCGCTTCCTGCCGCTTGGTCATGTACCCCGGGCCGGTGGTGACGCAAACGTCGTACACGCCGACGCTAGGGTTGTAGATTTTCTCTATTACGCCGCCGTTTTGATCTCGGATCTCTTTCACCGGTTCGGGCTGCTGCGGATTGATCTTGACCATGCCGACCTCGCCGTCGAGGCCGACAATGCGGGCGACGCGCTCGGTGTCGTAAATCTTCGGAATCAAGTCTACAAGCTGCCGCGTGACGTGACGGACGGCGCGGGAGAGGTTGTCAACGTAATGATATGTACCCGTATCCCCCTGCTTTTCGCGTGCCAAGATGGCTTTGCCCGACCGTTCGTTGCTGGTAGCGCCAAGTGAACTGTCGTACTGACCCGTGGTCGATTTAATGTCGTCCGACGCGCCCATTTTGGCCTGAATAAGCCCGGTCTGAGGCAGCGGAGGCGCGGCGCGCTGCGGCAGCGGCAAAGGTGCGCCAGCGCCGTCAGTGACGTCCGGATTGACTTCCAAATACGGCCAATTGTTCGTATTGGCCGTCTTCCATTGCATTTCATAGCCTTCAAACTGGCCTCCGTAGCCAATGAACGGCGCCTTGGGCGCCAGAGCCAGCATCTCGGCTTCTTGGCTGGTCCAATAGTTGTACATGCGCTGCGCGTCCTTGGCGTTGCGCACAAGACCCGACAGATAAATCTGGCCGTCTACCTCAAATTCGTTGCCTACGACGCGGACAACCGGAATCCACTTGCCCGCCCAGTCCTGCTCTTCAAGAACCTCGTACCCATTGGTCTTGATCCACTTGACCTGCTTGCGATCGGCCGTGCGTTCGCGCAGAGGTTTGCCAAACATGGCCAACAGCTGCTTGTCCTGCGGGCTGTCTTTCCAAACCGATATGTTGCCGGGGTACAGCCGCAGCGTCTGTTTCTTGGTCTCGTAATAAAAATATTCCGCGATGCGCACCGTGTCTTGATTAATCCACGCACTCAAGCTGGGGTCGCCGACGCCGTTGGCCATCAAGGAGCTGATCGGCGCCGCCTTTGGGAACATGCGCTCGTAATCGCGCTTGTCGATGTCTTCGGTGATAAAACAAAACCGTGCGTCCGCGCCGCACGGATCTTGAATCAGGGGGTCCATGTAGACCGAGAACGAGTTGCGCACGCGCCCGATCTTGATGTCCTGATCGAAGCTGTCTTCCCGACAGTACTCAGTCAGAATGCGGATGTAGCCTTCGCCGTAAGTGACCTGGTTGTCGCAGGCCGTGTCGTAGGCGACGTCGGCGTCCGAGATGTACTCGATGTGCCGGACCATGCCGTCAAAGACCTGCGCGACCTCGATGTCGGCCTTGTCGTCCGCCGGGATAACCTTGCCTGTCGGCCTGTTTTGCCGCTGCTCGTTGGTCACCTGCCGCACGTGCTGGGGCAGCTTGTTGATCGTCAAGCAAGGCCGGGCGTTGATTGTCTGGCCCTGCACCGCGCCGCGTGTCGCCAGCACGTCTGCAGGCCACTGCCACTGATTGTCTGGCGACCCCGCCATAAAGCGCAGGTCGTCAAGTTCGTCTTCGCGACTCTCGCTGTACGCGGCCATCGCCATCGTAAATCGGCTGCGCATTAGCGCCAGCTTGTCGTCGTCCTGCATCACTTGCCCTTTTTCGACGGCTTAGGGGCCGATTTGCCCGACGCGGCGCGCTTGGTGGCGTAGGCAATGGCAACCGCCTGCTTTTGCGGCTTACCGGACGCTATTTCGGCCTTTACGTTGGCCCGAAACGCGTTTTTGCTGGCCGATTTGACGAGTGGCATGGATTTAACTGCCCATCCAGCTTGTGGAAATTGAACCATACCCTTGACGCGAGCGGCGGTCAACGGTGGGCCGACTTTCCCTGTGCGCGACGGGGAAAGCGAAAGTAACCGCTATGGCGTCGGCGGCGTCGGGCGAGGCGAGTCCCCGGCTTCGCATGTCCTTTTTGCTCTCCAAAAAGATCGTTCCTTTGCTGTCCGGCTTCATGAGGGGTCCAATCAGGTCCGACTTGAGGTAGCGATCCTTCGGTATGCTCGCCGTTTTCAACCATTCCCGCATGGCCCCCCACATCTCGGCGCGCTTGTTACCCCACATCAGCGGATTGCGCGACT